AAGTTTTGGGTATCTTGGATGTGCTCCAATATATTGATCTCTATCTGGTCCACTTGGCAAAGAAACATCAAAGTCATCTAAGTAATTTTGACTACTACTATTATTCACCATCAATCCAAGAAAAGTGTTAGCAGTAACCGAGGCTGTTGTATCAACCAATAAAGCCGGTGGAGCATTATCAGTATCATTTCCTAAACCAAGCGCATATTCTAAAGCACTTCCATAGTTTCCATCGAAATAATGGTAACCTTGGACGAGTCTACTTTGGTTTATCTTGTCGCTTAACTCAGTATCAATCAAGGCTGTCAATGGCACGATTGAAAGAGAGATAGAATCACCAGTCTCTACAATTGGACTTTGCTCGATAAATCCATTAATCACTTCAATGTAAGTGCTTACTGTTCCGTCGGGGTAACGATGAGCCATAAAAAGCTTTGCTCGCCTACCTCTAAAAGTTGTGATCTCTGTTGCGACTTCAGGAAGAAAACTACCCTCTAATCCTAAGTTGTGATTTTGTGCTGTGGTGTTTCCTTGCGCTCTTGTTGCTGTGATGACTGAACTTGTGGCACTACTTGCTCGGATTGTTTCTGATCCAATATGCAACAAACGAGGATAAGACAAACCGCTTAAGTCTGTATTGACCTTGATTGTAGTTTCTACTCTGTTTATGTCTCCAGTTAATTGTGCTCTTTTGCTTGCACTTCTTGCGCCACATCTACCGAAGATCACACCAGGATCGCCAAGTCCACCTTTACGATCTATTTGCAAGGTGATCGAAATGGCTGAGTATTGTCCTACTCCACCGCTTGGATCAATTGAAGCACTAAAAGCCCCGACTGATGAGATACCCTCTTGATCAATATAAGCAATACTTGTCGCTATGTTTGAATCAAGACTAGTTGTGGTCGGTGGTGTCGTGCTGTGATAGCGATACTCTAAACCGCTCACTTGCAAAGCAAAGATTCTTCGACCATGTTCTCTTTTTATTGTCATGATGTTACCTCAGGCACGAGTAAATCATATATGTGAACAGTGAAAACTTCTACATAATTAAAGTCAAAGCGTAGATTCAACAATTGGCCACGATTTGAAGTTGGAATAAATAAAGGTCTTGGAAAGTCGGAACTCGTATTTGTTGGCGCTTCAATTAATTGTGTACCTGTAAAGGCTGTCATCGTTTCAAAGTCGCCACCTGTTAAATCAAGACCTTGCTCAAATCTTATACCATGATCAAGAATTGTTCCTGAGTAACTGTTGCCAGTTGTATTCCTTAATTGAACGTCAAAAAAACTATTTAAATTGACATCGCCTGCCGTTCTACATTGAACAATCAAAGCTAAGTGTGAACTAATCGGAGTACTTTGAAACAATAGATTATATTGATTTATATTCTTGTACAGTGTGCTTGAACCTTGTCGCCCTCCAACGGTAGCATCAACAGTTTGACCCACATAATAATGAGCTTGACCTAAGAATTTGCAGTGTGTCATTTGAGCAAGAGCACTCGCCATCTGGCTTATTGTTGAACCAAAGAGCAGTTGATTATTGAAGCAACCTTGTTGATTTGGAAGTTTTTTAAATCCTGTAGGTATTAACACTCTAAACTCCTATGATCGACAAGCCTTTAATATAAACTGGATTGCTTGTGATCTTATTATTATCACCAAGTAAGATCGCTTGATTCCTTGATGTTGGCATCAAACCAACTTCAAACATAGATAGTCTGAAATCTCGACTATAGTTTGCAAGTTCACTAAGTCTTAAACTCAACCCATAGCTATTCCAACCATTTTGAACGATGGCTAATCTATACCCAAATATATCAACTTCAAAAGTACCACTTGAATAATTCTCGACATTGATAAATACATCCACGTTCAGATCATCTATTTGATTCATGCCACCAAACAGAGACACAATTGAATACATCAAATCAAGGTCGAAAGTCCCGATTCCTTTAGCTGGTTCGGTGCTGCCACTTATAGTGTTGAAAGCTCCCGACCAATTAAACAAAGTTCGGCCTCGTTTTCTTATGGTCGTTATATTGTTAATAGTCTCTACACCAAATCGAGCACTTAAAGGCCTGTCAGCTCCAAGTCTATTAATTCCTTGTGGTGTGAATGCATCAGTACCTTGTTGAAGAACACCTGTTGTAAGTGGTGAACTTAGAGGTGACCATCTACCATTCACATTTGCTATTTCTACAAAGCCACTTGAACATTCAATAAATAATGTCAGCCTACAAAATGTTTCCGTTTCAGTGCCAGTGACTGAAATGGTTAGTTCTTCAAAAACACTTCCATATCTATTTGTATCAGTGATCACAATCTCTGACTCATAAGTGTTCCCGGAAAGTGGAAACGTTAAACGTCCACCAACTTTATTTCCACTTGCTGACCTATGGCACGAAACGAAGAACTTAAATGTATTATGAAGATTGCTTGGTCTTGGGATAGACCATTGACATAGATCAGTCTTTGAAGTTGCTGCTGATCTAAATACAGAGACTCCCCAACTTTGCGCCACAACATCGACACAACCACCAAGAGCAAAAGAATAGTTTTCAAGTTCTCCAAGTTTTGAGATCTCTGTTGTTCTTAGAGTCAAGCCTGCTGTGACTCTGCTAGGGTCAACTAACACTGGAGGCGATGTATAAGAATTGCTCATAAGTGTTCAATCTCCATCGATACAGGTACTCTTCTTTTTAAACTTGTCGGATAAGCTAAATCAAACGAACTATCAATCAAGCTTCCTCTTACTCTGCCATAAGCTCCGTTATCTTCAGAAGTAAACATAAGGTCAAAGCTTGGCTGACTTGCGTTGACTTGGCTTGTGATCAGTGCTCGCCTTGAGTCTCCCCAAGACTGATAGAAGTTGATTCGTTCACCACTCGAAACCAACGGTAAAAAGTTATTTGTGAAGTGTCTATAGTCATCAGATTCATCAAGTAAGGCATCAAGATCGAATCTTAGTATTGACGTTATATAAGAGCCTATGAAGTTTGATACATAACCACCACCGATCTTCCGACGACTTTGACTCATGTTTTCGACTGATAAATGGTGTCCTTGATATGGTCTTGATGGAATTAAAACACCTTGGTTTTTGTAGGTTGATGTTAGCCGAGAGTGAGTACCATCTACCACAGGAGACTCTACCCCTGTGAATCCTAAAAGATCCCTTATATTCGTGCTGCTCCAGGTGATGTCTCCATCCGAAGTTGTGTAATGACATTGAGTGAAGCCTTGATCTGTTATTGTCCAAGTGATGGTCGTTGAGCTTTGAGCAGTATTATCCAGCGCTTGAAGTGAGCTTAGTCCAAAGCTGTCAGCATCACTTTCATTATACCCACGAACAAAACAAGTAACGTCTTGAACATCGCTCTTGATACTCGGAAAGTTGAAAGTATCCGAGCCTCCTGACTCGTCTATTCTATAGCTCACATCATCAAGGTCGATCAGTCCCCTTGTCCAATCATTGGGAGCACTGAGAACATAAACCGAACCGACCAAGCTAGAAACGAGCGTTGAACTACCAAAGCCAAAAGGGTCACTGCTTCCGGTTGATGTAACCTTAAATTGGACACTTGCTTGAATAGTGACTTTATCATTTGAGTTGATTGTCATAGACCAAGAAGCGCCAAAGGTAGCCAAACTTAATTGGTGATTAGCTTTGAAGCTTGCATCACTACCTCGGCCATTCAAGAAGAACAGAGCATCTTCATAGACACCTTGACCGCTTGCATATGTTGGGAGAGCCACTGCACTTCCTCCGGATCGAGTAAATACAGTAGTCCCACTTTGGCCAGTCATATCAAACGAAGTTAACAGTCCAAAGTTTGGAGCAGGATTATTTAAAGGCATTACATCGCTCCTCTTCGTGGTGCTCCACGACGTTGACGATTTTGTATATTAGTAATTCGATCGGCCAAAGCTTGCTCGGCTGATTGCTTAGTATCGTATATTACAGCACCGCCAAAGTTTATATTAAAAACCATGCTAGTTGATTCAGCTTCCTCTCGATTTGGAATACTTGTGGTCTGTGGTGTACCTGTTGGAGATGTTGTTCCTCCACTTCCTCCACCTCTGCCTGCTCTTGATATAGATGTATTGGCATTGTTTGTTAGCATTGCTCCACCGACTCCGGCGGTTGCTGCTACACCTGCAAAGATAGCACTGGCTTTAAAGTGAGCAGGAGCAAAGGCAGCAGTTAAAGGAGATCCAAGCTTAGAGAAACCTTTTGCTAGTTCCATCACTGCCTCAACAGAAGCTTGCTGACCTAATCCCTTTAAGATGTTTCCAAATAATAAAGGTATTGCTTGAGCTTGTTGCGCTCTTATATGTTGTCTCTCTGATTCATATTGAGAAGTTAAGTTTGTGATTTCTTCTTCTTTTTGACGAAATAAATCAAGATCACTTGAAGCCTGAGCTTTGAGCATTTCTTCTCTTGCTTGACCAACTTTCTCATCAAAGTCATGTTTCAATTCTTCAAAAGTAAGATCGAATTGACCGGCATCAACTAAGCTCTGATAAATTGCTCCTGTGCTCTCTTTTAGTAAATCTTTACTCATACTCTTGAGAGTGTCCATTGATTCAACAAAAGAGCTATCAAGTATCTTCTGTCTTTCAATAGATTCTCTTCTTTTAAGCTCTGTGATCTCTCCTTCTGTATGCTCATTTAGTTGGATCTCTTTTATAGAGCGCAAGTTTAAAAGAGCCAGTTCTCTTCTTGTTTGATCTTCAATTTGTTTAGCGTCAAACTCAGCAGTTTCAAGAGCAAAAGACTTTGCTCTTTCAAATCTAAGGTTCAGACTATCTTCAACAGCTTTCTCTTTTGTTTTTCTACTTATTTCAGCTTTTTGATCAGCTTCATTTTGAATCCGAGACTGTGCGTTCTGATACTTCATCTCAGCGATCAATTGGAGATTTTTGTTTTTGCCGGCTTGCTTTAATTCGTCGTCATATCTCATTTCTAAGATTTCGGAGACTTCAGCACCCTCAAGCCTAAGCTGCTCATAGCCAAGTTCTCGAATACGAGCTAATTCTGATTGAAGCTTTCTTTCCTCGGCTTCTCTTTTAGCTCGCCTTTGTTGCGCTCTTGCTTGTCTTTTATTGCTAGCATTTTTCTCAATGGTTGCGATCTCTGCTTCAAGTCGTTTTCTTTCGGCAAGAATGGCCTTTGATCTTACATCTTCTGAGATGTCTTCAATGCCTTCGAGATCTTTTATCTTTTGTTTGCTTGCGATCTCTGCAATCTTACGCTGAGAATTAACTGTGTCTTTTGTAGCTTGTAATAGATTTCTATCTGCTTCACTGGAGATCTTAGCTTCAAGTTCTCTAATCTTTTTTAAGAACTCAGGAGACTCTTTGAGCTTATTTTCTCTCATCTCTGTTAGCTTGGCTCTTTCCTTAGCTCCTTTTATAGAAAGAGTGTCTGACTTCTGAGTGATCGGAGAGAGTCTGGCTTCAAGTTTTGCGATCTCTCGTCTCTTAGTTGCTATTGTTGTTTCAAAGAATAGTCTTTGGACATAGTTTACTTTTTCAGATTTAGTTTTCTTTTCAATCTGGACTATAGCTTCTTTTTGTAGTGCAATTTCAGCTCTTATTTCAGCGCCTTTTTCATTCAGAAGTTGGCCCTCTTCTGTGAGTGCTTGCGCTCTTTGGCTTTGGATTCTGAAAGCTTCAATGTCTGCTTTGTTAAGCTTTACTTGAGCGTCGCTAAGTTCTTCAATGATCGAAGTCAATTCACTTGCTGAGGCTCTATAAGCTTCAGTCTTTAAACTAGCTCCACTAACTTCGCTTGAGTATTCCTTGAAAGCTTGCATTAAATCCACAATTGCAACAAGAGCGATACCAATTGGACCTAATATGGATGCCCAAGCGGTTTTTCCTGCTGTGCCTGCTGCTGTCATGGCAGATGATAATCCTTTAACGGATCCTACTACTGCTGTCACATTGCCGGTCAGCTCTCCAAGTCCTTCACCTAATAACGAGTTATCTTTACTAAATTGATCCGCAATTAATGAAGATGTCTCTCCAAGAGTTTCAAAGCCTTCTGTTGCATCTTTAGCATTTAAGACAACATCAATTTCAACTTGATTATTAGCCATTGTGAGCCTCTTTCATTGCACGCTCTTGAGCCCTGTAGTGTGCTTCTTCTGTGTTAGAGTGTAGCACATCAACCGCCTCAAGTAAGGCACAACTTGGATTTGGATATGTGTGTGTAATTTTGGCCAAGCCTTGTCTATGTCTATGATAAGCTTGAACGATTGAAGCTAGTCTATTCGAAGAAGCCACTGGACAAGATCTAATCTTAAGATCACTATAGTTTTCACCACAGTCGGGAGCGATTCGATAACCTGGCAAGTAAAGACCAAGCTCATCACTTTGGGCTTGAGGAAGTCCTTGTTTAAAAGAGCCTCCACAATTCCCCCTGAGTCTTCTTAGTCCCTTTTGGGCTTGGCATTGTTCACAAGTCCAAGCTCTGCCTCTACTGTGGTTCAACCATACAGAAGAGGCAAGTGCTATTTTCCCTCAATACCGAGTAAGCTTATCCTTTGAATGTGCATGACTAGCTCGCTTATTGTTTGGATTCTATTTGAGTCTGGTCTTATATTATTGACCATGCTCATCGTAGCTTCTTCACCATTAATATGTGTTAGACTTCCAATGATCATCTCAATGTAAACACGTTGTAAATAAGCGTTATAATCAGACATCGCTTCACGCTCATCATCAGTTAAGCCATGATGCCAAACAGCACGTTCTTTTGGTTCGGTGGGAGCTTCAACCCATAACAATCGGCCAAGCTCGCTTCGAGTATAAGCACCTGCTCTGACTTCAGCTTCTTCTCTTTCCGATGGTGACAAAGCTTTGAGTTTAAACTTGGTTGCATCTTCTCCAACATTTCCGAGATCATCAAGAGAACCACTATTTAAATAATCGTTCCGTTGTTCTTCGGTCGCTTCAACTGATGAATCACAAGTCACCACAACGTCAATTGATTCGTTAGAGCTAGTAAGAAAATGCAAGGCCATGATTAAACTCCTAAGGCGATTCTAAATGGTGAGTTGCCAGCATTGTCTTCATAAGATGAAGCTCCGAAGTCTCCGGCATAGCGACTCTGTTGATATGTCAAGTTCTGTCTTACTATATCATTCCCACTAATGTCATATACATTCGGATCATTTGTGAGCATAGCAGCAGGGAGCATGATTGCACAGCCTTGACCATCGCCTTGTGGACCTGTTCCAACTAATACTTGTCGAACAGTACGATTAAAGAAATCGTCTTTGATTGCTGTGTTGACTGTTGAGATAGTTAACGACAGTTCAACAGCTACATCACTGATCTCCATACCACTCATGGCTAAGATGCTGTTTGAATGTCCAAGTGGTGTAAGAGTGTTTGTATATGTCAAGCTGAAGTCTTCACAATCAAGAGCGATTCGACCAAGTGCATCAGGAGAAGAAGCATTTGATAAACTTGATGGTGATGCACTACTCAATACAACATATGAACCTCTGAATAGTGGAGCGGCTCCAGTGTTGTAACTTGGCTCAGTTGGTCCGGATGCATTTGCATGATCATCGGTGATATATGCTGATTGATAAGTAAAGTCAGCCATGAGGCGACCATTGTCTAAAGAGATACTTAGAGACTCTAAAACACAACCAAAGGCCAAAGTTTTAAAGTTCACACCCTCAATGATAAAGGCCACTGAACTCTCAAAGTTTCCTGTTTGAGTTCGGCTTGGTGTGTACCAAGTCTGAAGCCCTCTTAATGCTGTGTAAGAGTTACCTGAGAACGCAGGAGAACAGATTGTATTCCCTGTTCCTCCATCGTTGTCAGTGATAGCGCTATATTCTGCACGACCTGCGATAGTTGTGCTTATTAGAGTTCCAATGTCAGCAACAGCCGGAGCACTATTGGGAGTATATTCATTTCCGCTTACACCTGTAACAGTGTCAGAAATTACGCTTGGAAGTTTGGTTTTAAGACCTGCTCCAAGAAGCAAACCAAGATAGTTTGATGTGTAATTATCAGCAGCACTTCCAATGGTTGTCAGATCAACTCGACAAACGATTTGACCTGTTCTTCTTCTTACTCTTGAACCCGAAGAATAAACTGTGTCGGGTTCACTTGGTACAAAGTAAGAACCATCACGAGCATCATTTCGCTCGGAGACTACCGGCTCTCCTGCAATCACAATCGGATCACGCTCACAAGGGATTGAAGTATAAGTCAAACCGCTCGCACTTGGGAGTCCAGTGGTTGCAGACAAAGAGCCAAAAGAACTCTCAACAGCGATTGATAAAGAACGATGTGTTACAGCCATTTTTCAAGCCTCCAAAAAAAGTAAATCAAAAGGGAGCGACAACAAGAACGCTAATCGCTCGCCTTGCGAATCAAATATGGTTTCGATGTTAGCAGACAAAGGAATCAAGCTGACTATTCCTGTCGTAGCTAGATTATACTGTGGACCTTTTAAAGTGTCGATGAGATTAGCACAATCCTCATTCATCAAGCGAAGCAAGAAACCATCATCTTGGGGAATGTCATATCTAACACGACAAAGCACTCTTGAACGTTTCCGACCACTAAGACCGGCTTGTCCATCATCTTGAGCAAGTCCATCAATTCTTAACTCAAAATATCGAGTTGAGTTTGCTCTCTCTTCAAGTGGTATAGTGTGACCATTTCCACGATTAACAGCGACAAAGCCATGATGGGAATCTGTCTTTGGTGTGATTCCCTCAACTAAGTTCTCGAGGTATTCTAATGATTGAAAGATGCCTTGACTCATTTTAATTTATTCCTTAGATCAATCTCGACAGCTTTGACGATAAGTTCAATCTCACCTGGAGTCAGTCCAATGAACTCTCTTTTTTCATTTACAGCATAACCGTATTTAGCGTTCTTAGTCAGTCCAATTTTGAATCCATCTTTGGTCGCTTCGGTCACTACAAAGTTATTCAGCATATTCCCACTGAGAACCAAGTCAACGCTAGCACTTTCGCCCCCTTGCCCTCGCCTCCGACTATCTTCTTTATATTGTGCATAGCCTTTATTATAATAGATACTCTTACCTGTCCTTGATGGTCGGCCACCTTTGGGAGCTAATCGAGCACCTTTCTTTGAAACATAAATAGGCTTTTGAGAGTAGTCCTTAAAAGGTCGTCCATTGGCATCAACTCCTTTTCCAGTTCTAATCTTAATTTGAGCTAGCGTATTTGATGCAAGTCCTAATGAGTCTTTAGCAGTCCAAAGACTTCTTGGAAGATTCAATGTAACTTTAGCTGCCATTAGTGTCTCATTCCACGTTTAGGAGTGAAGAACGCATCATAAGAGTTTTTACTATATGAGCGCCAACTGGCTCGAAAGTCGGAAGGACTTCCACCTTTTCGGCTGATGCTTTCTTCACCACTGTCAACAATGCCATCACCATCAAGATCCAAAGCCACCGAACCCAAAGCAGAATCAAGAAGCTCTTGGCATCTTGTTCTCATAGCTTCAGCAACATCAAGTTGAAGACTGAGTTCATAGACTCTTGAAGCTGTACAATAAGCATGAGCAAGCTTAAAAGACTCTGCATTAAATACTTCGTCTTCTGTGATGTCATCATTTGAAGAAATGACGTTTCTAATCATTAAAGCAATCTCATCGAGACTCGCTTTGATCTGTGGTTGAAAATCACTTTGTCTTCTTGGAATCATGTCGGCTAGATTTGCAAAGGTCGCCACAAACTCATCATGGTCAAGGCCAGTGTCGAAAGGTCTTGGAGTTGCTTTGATGACTCCTTTTTCAAGCTTAACATGATTCTGACTTCCAAGGTCTGCTGAGTAACTAAGCTCATAAGGATAGTAACCGCTTAATGCTGTGACCGCTGAACTTGTCACCGTCACATAGTACATTGAAAAGACTAAGGTGGCACTTGTGCTCAGGTCGATCTCTCTTGGGAGTGGTTCGGCAAGAATGGCAGTTGTTCCAACTACTCTTGAAATAGTCACTGAAAACCAAGTGTCTCCATCGGTAACCAAGAAACCTTTAGCTTGATCTCGATGAAGAGAGACTGCACTTGCGCTTAATGTTAATGTTCTTCTATCGGTTGCGATTGAATTGACTGTCAAGTCAGTTCGGCTTTGGGTCATTGTCTCACTAAAAGCAGAAGAGCCACCTTTAACGACAAGAGTAGGAGCTGTGCTTAATGGTGTTGGAGCATTATATTCAAAGATATAGTTTTGGCCTGTTATTGCTTTTCTCATCTTTTGGCGCTCCTGTTTGCTTTGTTTATATCGGCCTGTTTAGCCTTGGTCAGATTAGCAGCTTCCATGAATCCCTCAGTAACTGGACTCCAACTATGTCGGCAGTTATAGCCACCGCCTGAAGTGATCACGCTTAATCCTTGTCCATTATTAAGCTTTCTTATTTGTTTGTCATTAACAACAAGATTTATTAAAGCTCTACAGAATGGCCGAGTGATTCCATCTCTTGGACCAGTGTATAGATAATTGTCAAGTCCTGCGGTCTCTGCGGCCACCGCTGTCACGCTTCGACCATATTGAGAGATTCTTGTTTTAACTTCGGTTAGCTGTGAACCCTCAGAACGCTTAAGCCTTGCTTCGAGATTGCTCATTACAATGCTTGGTGGTACGTCAACCAATAGATCTCTGAGTGATTCATTAATGCTAGTTTTAAAAGTTGGAAGAATCACTTCATCAAATACAGCTTGAGCCGTTGTTGATTGTATAGTTTCAAGCTGTGGAGCTATCGAGTCAAACCCAAAGTTGGGTTGAATTGCTTTGATAGCTTGTTCCGCAGCTTCTTTAATTGCTTCTTGTTGTTCAATAAACTCATCAAGTGCGAGTCCAAGGCCACCTTGTAAAATGAATTCAAGAAGCTGTTCATCATTTAGATTTAAAAGAGTCAATGGATTACTGGCTGTGATAGCTGTCTCTACTGTCTCTAATAGTTGTGCTCTTGCTTTCCGAAGAGTGGAAGCAAAAGCTTGCTCAGCTGAAATCTCAGCTTTGAGCTGTTTGACTCTTGCTCTTGTTAATGTGGCCATCGCACCACTCTGACTTTTAGCTTGTTTCGTCATATCCTCAACAGCTAATTTGTCAGCGTCTTCTCTCTCAGCTAAGAGAGTGTGTTCATGGCCACAAGTACAAGGCATGGCTTATAGACAGTCAGTCAAGATGAAGCCAAGAGTTGAATCAACAGCATGGAACTTGCCAACTTCCTCAGCGTAAACATAGCGACGAGTCTTGTCTAATGAGTCATATTGACCGGCTACAACACTATTGAAGCTCAAGTTTAGAGCGCCAACTGGCATCCCCTTGACGTTTCCGCTCTTTTGTACAATAGCGTCCGAGCCTCGTAAGATACCCATGAAGAGAACGTCATCAGTCCAAATTGCTGATTCACTTGAAGTAGCTCCAGGAACAGCAGTGTCTTGAAGTGCTTGGCCAACATAAATGTTAGGGATGCCAAGAACGTCACGAAGAACAGAAATAACAGCCTCATCATTTAGGATAAGATTTCCGCTTGCGATACCTGCTGTCGATGATCCAACATAGCCACGAACTTCAGGATTCTTTGCTAGCTGTCGGAATAATGCACGACCGAATACAAGACTATCCGGATTAATACCATGAGCATTTGCGAACACTGTATCTTTTAGAGTGTGCAAGTGAGTAAGTGGAGTTGCTCCTGCTGCGTTAAACTTCTCACCAAACTGAGCTGTTGAGTTATTGTTGGTGAAGTTAGCAGTACCGAAAAGAAGATCAGCACAACGCTTTTCACGAGCAAGCTTAATTACTCGGCTGACTTTTTTAGCGAGTCGTGCTTCTTCACTGCCAGGATATTGGCTGTCGAAAATGTCTTCCATAGCGATGGAGTCAGAAGCGCCATAGATCAAAGCTTTATAAGTTTGGCTTGAACGATCGAAACCACCAATGGTTGCACGACTAGAACCTGGAGCTCGCTCAAGGTCAAGACCTGCACCGGCACCCATGAAGTTTCTAGTCTCTTCTAAAAGAAGAGTACCTGAACGCTCAGGAATCTTGACAGTCTCAAGAACCTTGTCAGCGATCAATTGGTTATCTGATGGAATCGCTTCATTAACAAGGCTTGTTAAGATTTGATCTACTGGATGTATATTACTATAACTTGAAGCCATGAGTTATCTCCTTAGCTAATTTGAGTTAGGTTGCTTGGACCAGTGAAAACGACCTTGATTTGGTCGCCACTTGCAGCACTTACTTGATTGATGTTTGGAATCATGCGAGCTACTGCGTATTTGCTTGTAGCTCCATCGAAAGCAACAAGCTTCCCGGCTGTTGTCGCCATAAGAAGATTCATTGTTGCCGGTGCAATGTTGCCACCTGCAATCGCTCTTGTCATGCCGAAAGCAACAACTTCAACAACGTCTCCAGTTGAGCAAGCACGTTGAGCAACACCAATGCAATTGTCTTCAGTAGCAGCATCAGTGATAGTTGCTTTACCTGCAACGTCAACAGACACAAGAGCGAACTCAGTGATGGCTTCGGCAGCCACAAGGGTAATGATATTATCTGTGTTAGCCATGATTAAGCCTCCATAGCTTTAGTGTAGAAATCAGTTTGATTTTGTTGAATGTAATTTAATGCTTCGGAATAGCTCATGCTTTTCTCGTTAGCAGTCTCACGGATCTTAGCGTCAAGAGTTGCTCTTGAGATCTCTTCACCACTTGCGCCATGTCCAACTTCTACAAGTGGGATTGCACTATTCGATGGTCGTTCAGAGAACATCTGCCAAAACTCGCCTTGAAGCTCACGAAGTTCAAAAGCTTTGCCTGCGACAACGGCTTCTGATGGTGTGATCTTACCCTCATTTAAAAGAGTGTTGATTGCTTCACGCTTCTCAACTTCACGCTTCTCAGCTTCGATTGCTTCGATACGCTCATTTAATTTAGCGTTATTCTCACGAAGTGCTTGAACCTCATTAAGAAGAGTTGACTCACCGAGTTCGATTTGCTCGCTCATCTTATAGTCTTTCTTCTCTTCTTTTTTCTCGTCATGGTCTGGAGTATGAGCAAGTTTATTGTCCTTGTCTTCATCCTCTTTCTTTTCAGCCATTTCCTCTTTGTCTTTGTCTTCTTCTTCTTTATTCATTGAAGCTTCAGACTCAGCCATAAGATCTTTCATTTTCTGTTCAAGAGACATGCTTTCGATGTTATCCATAAAAGCTGTCCTTTCGTTTAGTGTCACCCTTTCAATCTTGTCGTGTGATTGAGCAGGTCGTGGTGTAAGTGTGATTGCTAAGAGTTGAGCGTTTCCAATTTTGGCACCGCCGTCTCTTGAGTAAACTTCTCCATTTAAGAACTCAGGACTAGACCAAAGTACGCCACCGGCGTTCTTGACTACTTCTAATCCTCGTTCGTTATAAGCGGGAGTTGCGTAGAGTCCATCCTCTCTAAGGTCGAGTTCTACTATCAAGCCAAGAGCGTTTCCACTTTCGGGAGGAGCAGGAGTTCCGCCTTGGAATGGTGAAGTGGCATGTTGCCAGTCTATGATTACAGGGTCGTTAGACTTGCGATCATTAAAGACTCTGACCATCTCTTGAAGTAGATCTTGATTGATCTCTTTGCCAACGGCATCGCCACTCATACGAGATGATACTTGGCCAAGAGCTAAAGTCTTGAATGGTCGGCCAATAGTTAGACCATCGGGAATGTCATATGATGGTTCATTAAAACTGATTTGAACAGCTTCTCCATAAGCTCGGAGTGCTGTGCTTTTTTCATCTGCTGATTTCATTTGTTTAACTACTTTCCGAGCAAAAGAGAATCCGGCATCACCGCCCCAACCGTTCCAAGCTTGCCAACCTTTGCCTTGTTCGTCCCAAGTTGAACCTTGCTTGTCCACTTCATGTCTTGTGAAGTATGCCAACATTCTTCTCACTGTGTCGGGTGACAATGTTTGACCATTGGCTAAGTCCCTAGCTCTTGCGATTCCTACTGGTGTCATACCTCGCTGACTTGGTGGTTTATCAGCACGAACTTCTAAAGCTCGCTTGGCTGACTCTTGCGCTCCTTTTGGTGGAGTGAAGTCAATGTGATCATACTTCTTAGGAGCTAGCGTTTCAGCTTTCTTTTCTTTTTCGGTTCGCTGTGGATGGCCTTTGGGAAGTAGATCAAGATCAGTAGTATAAGCTTTCTTTCTTTCACCTGTACCAACAAGTTTCAAGAAAGCTTTGACACGAGCAAGACCCCATTGAGTCCTGTTCATGCCTGGTCTATGGCTGACAGAAAAAGCTCCGGCACCTCTTCTGAAGACCGCTTTAAGTGTACCCATATCCACTTTCTTGGATTTGGCATTATAGCGATCATTGTGCTTGTCTCTCATGTTCTCAAGACTCTTGACAGCTTGGTCACTGATCTTGATTCCACCTCTTGATCCGCTTGCACTACCCTTGGGATTCTTAGAGCTACCTGTCTTTTGATCTTTTTTGGGAGCGGGAGTCTGAGCTTGTGTTCTCTTCTTAGCCATTCTTTCGCCTCCGCTTGATCAATTGCTCTGTGAGTGCTGCCATAGCTCCCCCACCTTTAACTGAGCTTGTTCTCTCAAGTGCCGAGCGTTGAGCATCTTCAGGAAGATCACCTGCTCCAAGACGTTCTCTTATTGCTCTTTCAAGTTCATCGTCGGGAGTGAGTAGACCAGACTGAACAAGACCTGGCAACATGCCAAGCGATTCGGCTAAGTCATCAGTGTCAAGACCTGTATGAGTAAGCTTTGGAAGTTTGGAAGGATCAACAAGGCCATAGTTCCAACGGATTAAACGTCCGATAGTTCCACCGCCTCGCCTATCAACTCCACTGACTTGACTAGCTACAAGATCACAAAGATTGATTGCTGATCTTCTGAAGACAGATAGATGAATCTCACCGACTGATCTTGCTCCTGTTTCAGTATTACCCAAATCAGCGAACTGAGTTAAGAACGCTGATGAGATTTGAGAATCACACTTGGCTATGATTTCAATCGGTCCACTTGCATAAAGATTAGGTGTAGCAGCATAAGTTTCAAAACTTACAGCACCATTCTCTACAAGATAAGATTGTTCAGCACTGATAAAACTTTGGGCTTGCGCTTCAGCGTCTTCAATCATTGCGTCAATGTCGCCATCACTGAGGCCAAGAGCTTCGGCTTGTGATCTATCCACTTTTACTTTGGGAGTCGGTACAGCCCAACGGTCAAGACCAACACACATCAAGTTTGATACTCGTTGTTTAGTTCGCCACCACCACCAAACAGGACGAAGCATCCCCACACCCTCAAAGTTTGAGCCTGTCTTGTTTAGCGTCAACAATAAAAGCTTGTTGGCAGGTATAGGCTCCGGAACGTAAGTAGTTCCAACTGTATTTTGAAGCACTCCATCAAGATGTTGACTGTCTCTTGATAACCAACGGTTGTGAGCGCTTGGTTCTCTGTCAGCATAATGATCAAGCCATACTCTGACTCGACCTTGACTATCCGGTCCAACTCGATAAATCTCTTCAGCGTACCGATAGCCCAATGGGACGAACTCGAATAAATAAGCGAGTTGATCTTCCCAAGATACTGTCATTTGACCTGCAAAACCATCGAAGCCATAACACTCATTGGCGAATCGAGCTAGCTCATCAGCGACAGGATCATTCTCGATTCCTGGCTCAAATCGCCAAGTAGCACTCAATAGAGTTTGGCGGAGCATATGCCAAGAGCGTCTTACGATTGGATCCGTCCTGACCATCTCTTCAGCTTCTTGAACCCAATTGATTCCAGTGAGTTGAGAGTTCTGTTCTTTTCCAGTTATAACTCCACCGCTTAGCTGTGTGCCTGTTATGCCCTTGGTGACAAAGCGTGGTGTAAGAGCTCTCATATGCTTTACAGAGCGTTCATTTGTTTTTTCTTTGCTCATCAGCGCCCCTTGGTTTTTTGGTGCTTACAAACAATATAAACACTGAACATCTATTTATCAATAAAAGCTTGTTCAGTATAAAATCAAGTGTTTTCTCTACATAGAAAAAAAGGCCACCGCCTTAGTAAGTGACCTTTATTCCTATCTCTTCCAAGATTACAGTTTGTTCAACCTGCAAATCTCTTATAAATTGGTGAGTCTAAAACTTCAACTATTTTTTAGGAATCCACTGTTCAACATTCGGATCAAGAATGACTTGCTCAACTGATCTTGTCTTAATTGGTTTCTGTCCACTGAACAAAGAAAGCTTGTCAATGACTGCTCCCTGAAGCTCCATAAGTTGGTCAGTCTTCAATTGCATTTGGATTTGTGCATCTCTAAGTCTAGCGATCAAAGCTTCTCTGTCTGCATTTGCTGAAGCTAATTTGTCTTTGAGTTCTTCAACTTCTGATGGATCACGACCGGAGGCAATAGCAACCATTGAAGAGATTGATCCAGTGATAACGCCAAGTATACCAACTAAAACATCTCGGTTTTCGTCAACGATCTTCACATAAGTCAAGAATAAGATTAGGACAACTATTAAGACCAAGAACATGACAGAGAACCACCAACCCCGACGAGCCTTGACATCTTTGGAAAACTCTTTGGCCTCTTCTCTATCTTCAACAGCGTTCAAAAGACACCTCCTAAAAACATAGCTATGAAGTCAACTATATAATCAACCCAATGAAACAAATCATCAAGCTCATTCATCTTCCGAGTGTAAGGATTGATCACGATAGGGATAAGAGTTGAGATCATATAAAAGATCATAATCCAACAATAACGAACCAAAAACCAAACAATCCATTCTTTCAATTTTCGATCTCTTATTCTGCTTTTGATCTTACCTGGTCCACCGATTCGCTTGACCTTGCTTCCACTTGGTGGAGGTTGCAAAGATTCAATGGTTGAACCTACGGCATAAATGATTTGAGTCTCCTTGACTCCTTTGAATCTGTATTCACCAACACAAGCATATCTAGTTCCTCTTGGTGTAAAGCTATTAGTTCGCCCTTGGATAGCTTTCATAGCTTCAAGAGTAAGCAGCACTTGACCGGCTTGACAGATTGACATCGTACGAGCTGATATATTCTTGGCCACTCCCTCAAGCTCGACAGACTTAGCTCCAGTCATGGTGTAGATCTCAGCTTGTTTAACTTCAACTATCTTCCCCCAATGAATCCCAATCCGACAACCTAGCTTTGTTTTCGGTGGGATTGTCTCTTGATAAGTAAGAGCAAAGTTCACAGCGTCAATCGGTCGCTCAAAGCTCAGGAGGAATCCATCGGAGCGATCTATCTCTCGACCATTGAAACGGTAGACTAAAGACCTTGCAAGTCTATCATGATATTGGAGCCATTGAGCTGACTTCATAGCACCGACCGACTGGACGAACTTAGTTGAGCCTATAAGGTCAAGGAGAACTATGGCCAATTTAGTTTCTATAAACTCCATTAAAAACTCCTTGTCTTTGAGCCTCCGACATTTACTTTCCTACTTTTACCACTTGCTGATCTTCTTGGCTTGTATTGTTTATCGAGTGCGCTTTCATTCCAATTGAATGTTATACAGTCATACCTTAAAGCATCGAGAGGATCCTCTCGACCATCCTTTTTGGGTTGCTCTTTGTTATCCCAAGCATAAGAGAGAATAGCCTTTCTTATACTATTTCCACTTGCTCGCTCTCCCTTGTCCCAAACTTCTTTGGTGACTAGATAACGTTTAGAGTTTAAAGCTCGTTTAAGTCTTTGGACTCCATTGAGTATGTCAACTTTGATCGGATCGGTAGTGTGTCTCAGTGGAACTCCAAGTCCTCTTGGTGGTGGTTGCCTCATTACTCGGAAAGCACTCTGACCAGTCTGATCATTCCTTGCCTTTCCGGCCTTGTCAGCCACTCCAGTATCTAACCATATTCGTGGACCTGGCGCTTGATCTTTCAATGACCTTGGCCAAGCGATGGCAAGTATTAAAGTGGTGAGCTGTTGAGTTGTGACTTCTTTAGGATTGATCTCGTGGCAAATCACAGTCGCCTCCAACTGATCATCATAAACAAGGATTAATACACTTGGTTTCCTGAAGCCCCAGTCAATAGCGATTCGACCTGTCATGGTTTCGTTATACTGCCAATCTTTGACGACGTGGCTAGCCTCGGTGAACTCAGAATATATCAAGCCGGTTGGAGGCTTTGGCTTATTCATGATCATCGCTTCACGCTCATCTGGTGGAAGCATCTTAGTCGCTTCAAACCATTCATCAGCGAGATTGTCTTGGTTGACATAAGAGCTAAAGAATAGCGGAGTTATGTTTTGACTCTCTGCCATGTTGACCCACCAAGCATCAACGACAGGCAAGCCAACTAAGATCAAGATTGGGCTTGGTCCTGCTCTTAAACGACCAAGAGCTTTATGAGCTACCTCTTGAGTCAAGGTCTGACATTCATCAATCAAGCAGACTCCGCTTGTTACGTTCAAGCCCTCAAGAGGATTGTGAGTCGCTTCTCTTGTACCTGGTCGAAAGTAAGAGCGACACCACACTTGACTCCCTGTGTGTTTATCAGTCCATTGTTTCATGGTGTGGTTATAAGTCCAACCAAGAGGACTCAGCCACTTCTCCATTTCAGGCATTAAGACTGAGTTATATCTTGGAGTCGTATCTGTGACCAATAGCGATGAAGTCCCAGGCCTTGTCTTGGAGAGATACAGGATGGAGAATACAAGAGCTGAAGTCTTGCCTGAACCCCAACCACACCGAGCAGCAATAACCTTATCCTTGCGGGTTATGCTTCTCATGATTTCAAGCTGTAAAGGATTTAGTTTGATTTCGGCCATAATATGTTTTAGTCTTCCTCTTGATTAGAATTTGTCATTCTATTCATGTCAGTAAAGCCTAGCTTTCTTCCAAGTTCTCCCTTGTTGAAGAGGTTAGGCTTTCCTTATTTTGGAACTGGTCTTCAAGTTGCTTCATCATACTAAGCACTTCTTGAGAACCATCCGACTG